CGCGCTACCCCGGCGGCGAGACAGCGTTTATCAAGTTCAATCTTGACGGTTTGCTTCGCGCCGACATTAACTCGCGTATGAGCGCTTACAGCACTGGTTTGCTTTCCGGTTTCCTGACTATCAACGATGTTCGCCGTCTTGAGGACTTGCAGGACATTGATGACCCGTCTGCTAACACGGTTCGGGTGCCTTTGGCTAATGTGAACGTTGCTGCGGCTAACTTGAAGGAAGAGACTGAGAAGGTTGACATGGCTCAGCGTCTCATTCAGGTTGGTTTTGATCCTGCTGGCACTTTGGCGGCTTTGGGTCTGCCTGCGATTGAACACACGGGTCTGCCTTCGGTTCAGTTGCAACCGACCTCGCAGATTGATCCTACTGATCCGAATTCGGAGTATGTGGTGGAATGATCACCAACGGAAAACAATCAGTTACCGCAACACCAACAATGATTGATGGTCGTAGCACTAAATATAGTCGGCTATATATTCACAACGACGACAACACTAAAGACCTTTTCATTGGAGACAGGAATGTCACCGCCAATAATGGTTACAAGTTGTTGAAGCTAGAAAGCGTTGCAATAGATTTGCCACCGTTAAATGATGTGTTTGTTATCAGTGATGGGAACGCTCACACTATTTCTTGGTTGAGAGTAGAGATTGATTAATGCCTTATTACATTTCTGATTCTGCTGAGGGTTGCGCCGGTTGGGCAACTATTAAGGAGGATGGCGAGGTTATGGGTTGTCACGCCACAAAACAAGACGCAATCGATCAGGGTCTTGCTATTGCGCAAGCTGAGGACTCAACGTTTGAGGGTGAACGTGCCATGCCTGGCACTTTGAAGCCTGGTAACTTTGTTTCTTGGAAAGACCACGGTGAAACCTATCAGGGACGTATCCGGGAGGTTGTAACGTCGGGCACTATTGACATTCCTGGTTCGGGTGTGCAAATTGCCGGTACTTTCTTTGACCCAGCAGCCCTTGTGCAAATGTATGAGCAGGTTGACGGCCAATGGGTTGAGGCTTCTACGTTCCTGGGCCTGTTGTTTTCGCAACTCAGTGGCATTAGCGCCCTGGTCGATGACGAGATGCCCGAGTTTAGTTTTGACGAGCCCTTGCTTGACGACGAACCCGATGACGGTGCCCCAGAGGGCTACCATTACATGCCTGACGGCACTTTGATGCTCGACTCGGAGCATGAGGGCGAGCGTGCGGCCCCAGACGCTCTTGTCGTTGACGATTTCGTTTCTTGGAACAGTTCGGGTGGCCGTGTTCGCGGACAAATCGAACGCATCGAACGTAGTGGGACAATTAATGTACCTGACAGCGAATTTACTATCGAAGGGACAGAAGATGATCCAGCAGCGCTCATACGGGTCTGGCGGGAAAGTGAAGAAGGGTACGAGGCGTCCGAAACTCTGGTAGGACACAAGTTCTCGACGCTGACTAAGATTTCTAGCTTACGTTCGGTTGGGGTCGAACAGAGGCAAGTGAACCTGACCCCACCGGCTTACATGCGGGCTTCGGCGCGTCAGGGTTTGAAGTATCACGAGGAGGGCTTGTCTGGTGACGGGCTGCGACCCGAAACGGTGCGCGAGGCCAGGGCAATGGCTGAAGGCAATGTGACGGCCGACAAGTGGGTTCGTCTCGCGGCGTGGATTGCAAGGCACCTTGTTGATCTTGACGCCCCTGCCGCTAACCCTAATAACGAGGATTACCCCTCTGCCGGTGTGGTTGCGCATCTGCTGTGGGGTTCGGGACCATCTAAGCGTTCTGCCCGTAGGGCGTTGGAGTACGCTGAAGGTGTTGTGGGTAGACTAGAAGAAGAGAATCGTCAACGCGTGAGCGTGGAGGCTAAAGAGATGGCAAAGATAGAAACCAGAACTAACAGCGCCCGGTTTGAGGTGCGAGAACTCGACGGTGGCGGGATGACCTTCACTGGTTATGCCGCAGTATTCAACGCGCCAAGCGAACCGCTGCCCTTCATTGAGCGTATTGCCCCTGGGGCTTTCAAGCGCTCTTTGGATTCCCGTAATGACATCAAGTTGCTGTGGAACCACGATACTGGTGTGGTTCTCGGTTCTCGCCGTGCGGGAACCCTGCGTCTTGAGGAAGACAACTATGGTTTGCGCGTTAGTGCCGATCTGCCCGACACTCAGGCCGGCCGTGATGCCGCCTACCTCATTAAGCGTGGCGATGTTGACGCAATGAGCTTCGGCTTCTCTGTGCCCAAGGGCGGCGACGAGTGGGTCTCCGACAACGAGCGTGTTCTGCGTTCGGTCAGGCTTATCGAAACATCGGTTGTGCCGTTTCCTGCGTATTCGCAAACCTCTGGTTCGACTTCTGTGCGAGGACTTGACAAGGTTGCTCGCCGCGCTTCGGTTAACGCCGACGCGCTTGCAGACGCGATTGTTGCTATCGAATCCGATAGCGACTTGACTGAAGAGCAAACCGAGCTTCTGGCCAAGGTTATTAGTGAACTTGGTCCCAAGTCTGAGGAACCTGCTGAGACTGTTGAAAGCGAAGAGCTTGATGCGGACATGTTGGAGCTGAAGAAAAAGAAGCTTGAGCAACTACTGAAAAGGATTTAATTATGGCAACCAAGGATGAAATCAAAAAGGTTATTCTCGATGTGGCCGGCAACCCCGAGTCAGGTGTTGTAAAGCAATACGCTGACGCGTGGGCTCAGGCGATCGTGAACATAGATGCCCCTGCTGAAGCGCCTGAAGTTGAGCGCGAGGTTGTGGAACCGGTCAAAGAAACCCGCATTCTTGGTGTCGCAGAGAAGCGATAGCGGGTTTCCCCTCCCGTTCCCCTTTCCGGGAGGGTCTTTTGTTACTTCAGTGTGGATACTGCGGTAAAATTAAAGCTACGGTTGAGTGTTAGCACCACCGGGTATGGGTCTGCGTTAGCGCGACTGTAATTGTAATCACATAAATAGGAGAATCATGTCTGAGTATATTAAGTCTCAGTCGGAACTTCGCGCATCTCTCATTAAAGACATTCAGACTACTCTGGATGTTGCTGAGGAGCGCGGCGGTCTTGACGCAGACGCAAAAAGCAAAATCGACGCTCTCGAAACTGACATCCGTGCTGCCGACGAGGCTATCGCGGTTTTCAAGCGTCAGGAAGAGCGCAAGGCTGAAGCGGCCGAGGCTGCTCGTGGCTTCGTTCCTTCGGGAGAAGCTCGTACCGAGGTTGACGTTCTTCGTGCGATTGGTCGCGGTGAAATCCGTGAACACACGTTCGAGCAGCGCGCACTCGTAACATCCAGCAACACGGTCCCTGTCTCGTTCTACGACCAGGTGTTCCAGGTTGCTCGTCTCGTTGGTCCTATGCTGGACACTTCCGAGATTTTCAACACCACTTCGGGTGAAAACATCACCGTTCCGACCATGACTGCCTACAGCACTGCTGCGCTGACGACTGAAGGTTCGGCTATTAGTGAGTCTGACCCCACGTTCTCTAGCATCACGTTGGGCGCATACAAGTATTCGTTCCTCATCGGTGTCAGCAACGAGCTGATCGCAGATGCAGGATTCAACTTGGAAAGCCTCCTCGCTGAGCAGGCCGGTAACGCTATTGGCTTCACGGTCAACAACGTTCTGACCATTGGAGATGGAAGCGACAAGCCTCGCGGTATTGTTACTGCTTCTGGTTCTGGTATCACTGGTGGAACCGCCGTTTCTGGTGCGTTCACCGCTGACAACCTGATTGACCTTATTTACTCGCTGGATGGCGCTGCGCGTCGTCTGCCGGGTGTGGGCTTCATGGCTACCACCTCTTCACTTGGTGCAATGCGCAAGCTCAAGGACAACTCGGGCCAGTACCTGTACCAGGTTGGTGTTGGACAGCCAGACTCGTTTGCTGGTTTCCCCATCTTCGAAAACCCCGCAATGGCCGCTACGGCTCTTTCTGCGAAGAGCGTGATCTTCGGACACCTTCCTTCGTACAAGGTTCGTATGGCTGGCGGACTTCAGGTTGCGTCAAGCACCGACTACGCATTCAACAAGGACCAGACTTTCTACCGGTTCTTGATGCGCGTCGATGGCGACCTGACTCACGCAGGTCACGTCAAGCACTTCATCGGAAACGCTGCCTAGTATTTGACGACACGCTGAAGGGCCGGGGTGGTGGGTTGCCCCGGCCCTTCTGTTTGCTAGGATTCTGTGCATGGGAAAAAAGGGAAACCCTGCTCACAGGGAACAGTTAAAGGGCGCTATCGGTGTTTGGTCTAATTCTTATGACGCACCGACAGGTTATGGTCAGCAAGTAAAGTATCTGATTGACCGTATGGTCCGTCACGGGTTTGATGTCGCTAACCTTTCTAACTTTGGTCTTGAGGGCAAGATCGACACGATTAAAACACCGTATGGTGACGTGAAGCATTTTCCTCGTAGTTTTCACGGGTATTCGCAGGACAGTGCCCCGCTTGACTTTATGACGTGGGCCAATTCGGTTGGAAAGAAAGACTTGTTCTTTACTTTGTATGACGCTTGGGTTCTTGAGTCGCCAATGTACGAGAAGATGCGTCAGATTTGGTCTTGGATTCCACTAGATCACATTACTTTGCAGTCGCGGGTGAAAGAGTGGGCTCAACGGCCTAACGTGTTGCCGATTACTATGGCACCGCATGGCAAGCGCCAACTTGACCAGGCGGGTATTGAGAATGTTTATATTCCGCACGGTATTGATACAGAAACGTTGAAAGAGAGCTGGACCTTACCGACCGGCCAGGATGTTCGGGACTATTGGAAGACCCGGGATAAGTTTGTTGTGGGCATGGTGGCTGCGAATAAAGCTTCTGGCCTTGTTCACCGTAAAGCATTTAGTGAAAACCTAATGGCCTTCAGCATCTTCAGGAAACGCCACGAGGATGCTGTGCTTTACTTGCACACCGATTCGACCGGTAGTGGCATTGGCTGGAATCTTGTGGAGTTGTTGAGTTCTTTGAACGTGCCACAAGAGTCGGTACTTATTGTGAACCCGTTGGAGTATCGTTACGGTTCTTCACGCGAGACCTTGGCGTCTTATTACACGGGTATGAATGTTTTGTTGGCTCCTAGCCTCGGTGAGGGCTTCGGTGTGCCGACGATTGAGGCTCAGGCGTGTGGAACGAGGGTAATTGCGTCTAACTGGGCTGCTTCGCAGGATTTGGTTGCCGAGGATGGTTGGCTTGTTCAGGGCACACCGTTTTGGGATGCCGGTCAGCACGCGTGGTGGCAGACACCTTCCGTTCCTTCGATTGTAGAAGCTTTGGAGGACGCTTACAAGACCGGTCAAGATAAGTCTGAAATTGCGGTTGCGTTTGCTAAAGACTTTGATGTTGAGACTGTTTGGGCTCGTGACTGGATGCCTTTGCTTAGGAAAGAATTTGGATGAGGCTAGCCCACTTCTATCATGTTTATGCTGATGGGGATTGGTTCACACCCGCTGTCGAGCATTTAGAAGAGCTTGTTATGTCTGGGTTGATTGACAACCTTGATGACATGTTTTTGGGCATTGTGGGTTCGCCCGCTAACCGCAAGAAGGTGAAGTTTGAGTTGCCGGGCATTGTTATTGCTGAGGCTGATGAGGGATGGGAGCAGGTCACCTTAGAAGCCGTACATAAATACGTACAAGATAGTGACGACGCGATCTTCTACGCTCACACTAAGGGTGCTTGGTCTAAAAGCCCGCTGGCGACCAATTGGCGTGTGTCAATGACGAACGACACTGTGACGCGTTGGCAAGAGTGTGTGACAGCGTTGCGCGACCATGACGCTGCTGGGCCTTTTTGGTTGAAATCGGTTGAGCGGGAACATGCTGAGCATGATTTCTTTTTTGCCGGCAACTTTTGGTGGGCTCGGTCAGACTATTTGCGCACACTGCCACCGTTGAAGGTTGAGAATCGGTTCCAGGCTGAGGGGTGGATTGGTTTACGTCAGCCCCGGGTGAAGGATATGCGTCCCGGCTTGGCGACTTGGGGGAACTTTTGGCAACCGTAATCCTTACATCTGTATACGGCAACTTTGACCCGTTGAGGCCGTTGCCGAAGAATCACGGCTTCGACAGAGCTGTGTGTGTAACCGATAACCCAGACTTATCGGCTGACGGTTGGGAGATTGTTGTGGTGCCAAGCAACCTGTCGCCACGGTTGGCTGCGAAGCGCGCCAAGATGATGCCATTCGATTTCGTGAAGGCCGAGTTCGCTGTGTGGATTGATGCAGCGTTTGAGATTGTTGGTGACGGTTTTCGAGAGTTTTGCGAGAAGGCCATAGAGGGCAAGGATATTGTGGTGTGGGACCACCCCGACAGGCATATGCGACCTGACGCTTTTGCAGAAGCAGCGTACTCGCGCACTATGGCCAAGTATGGGGATCAGGACTTGGAAGGCCAGGCGGCTCACTATTTGAGTGATGGTTTGCTTGCGGGTTCTGGTTTGTGGGCCTGTGGGACGATTGTGTGGCGTAACCGTCAAAAAGCGCGAGAATTCGGTCGGCGCTGGTATGAGGAGAATGTTAGGTGGACGATTCAGGATCAGATAAGCTTCCCTTATCTTGTGTGGAAGTTGCAACCCAACTTTGGCGTGTTTCCTGCGCACGAGTATGAGAATCCTTATTTGAGGTGGTGGATGCATGAGCGAAACGTTTGAGCGTATAGCGGCCGATCAGGTTGAGGCGCAGGCTGGGCACGTTTACCGGTACCTGTCGGCGTTGGACTGGATTGAACGCGATCAGAAAGTTATTGACGTGGCCTGCGGTGTCGGTTATGGCGCAAAGATTCTTGCTGAAAAGAACGTTGACTATTTTGGTGTTGACAAGATTGAGGCCGACGAACAATACATTCGGTACGGCAACTGGCTGTTTGGTGTGGACTTGAACACTCACCGTTTGAACTGGAAGGGCGATGTTGCTATCTGCTTTGAGACTCTTGAGCATTTAGAAAACCCACAACACTTGGCTGACGAGCTTATGGCTGCCGCCCCCGTAATTGTTGTTTCGGTTCCTACCCGGCCAACGAAACACATAAACGAATATCACTTGCATGACTTCACGGTTGATGACATTCTGGTGATGTTCGACAAGGTAGAACTTGTTCACCTTGAGGATCAACCAGAAGAACTGTCACACATCTTTGTCTTCAGGAAGCCTGATGCTGCCTAACTTGATTGTGCCGGTGTTGAACCGGTACGACTTGTTGGACAGGATGATTGCGAGTATCGATTACCCGGTACGCGATCTGCTGGTTGTTGATAATGGTGGCGAGCTGACCTCTTTGGCGTCGAACGATTTTATTCACAATTTGCATGTTTTGAATATGCCCAGCAATCTTGGTGTGGCTGCTTCCTGGTCCT